TCGATAACTTAAAGACTGTGGAGTCGGCAGACGTAGGTGTTGCACGAAGTCTTAGATTACCACTGTTGACATCAGCATCAAATGTGGCAAGAACTGCACCTGTTCTTATCGTTCCATATTCACTCATGAACGCAACCGTTCCATTATGAATCACATTGATTGTTGTCATGTGATATTGAGTTCCTCTTGTGACTTGAACTTGGAAAGTTGCAGAACGAAACTCTGTTGCAGAGATACTTGAGATTGTATCTGCACTTGTAGATGTGGTTGTCAAAGTATCACTCGAAAGTGTGACAATGCCTGGGTCTCCAAGATCCACACCAGCAGATGCGGTCATGATACCAGTTACAGAGATATCATTCTGATCTAGAGATGTAATCGTTCCAGCAACAGATAAGTTACCACTGATAATTGTATCAACAGCGTTGATATTTGTGACAGTAATATTTGGAGAACCTGTTAAACCTTGAGCGCTGACTGCAAGTGTTGATGTTGCTGAATTACCAGTTGTATTTTGATTACCAGCAGAGTTTACGCCTGGTAGGTCAATGTTGGCAGATCCATCAAAGGATACGCCACCAATAGTTCTTGCGTTTGCAAGTTTTGTTGCAGTTGCAGCGTTACCTGTGGTTGATCCAGATGTGCCAGAAACATTACCTGTTACGTTACCAGTTACGTTACCTGTAAGATTTCCTATGAATGTCGTTGCGGTTGTAGTTCCAGATACGTTGACATTTTGTAAGAAAGTTGCGTTTGTGTTAGTTCTTATATTGTCTGTGCTTGCAACACCTGTCAGTGCAGATCCATCAATCGCTGGTAATGTAGATGGGAATCTTGCATCTGGTATTGTTCCTGATGATAGATTACTGGCGCTCAACGCATTTATAATCGAAGACGTGACAAATGCGGCACCATTAGTCAGTTGATTATTATTGGTTGGTATTGTTGGTGTGTTTGAGAAATTATTATAATTCAGATAATGTGATGCAGCTTGACCACCAAGTTGAGTTGCGTTTGATGCCGTTCCCGTTAAGTCACCCGTAAAGCCACCCACAAAACTTGACGCAGTGATAATACCAGATGTGTTGACGGATACGGTAGTTCCTATTCCAACAGACTTAGGAGTTCCGACTGCATCAGTAAATTCAATTTCACCCTTTGCATCTTGTTTAATTGTAATTGTGTTTGCAATACCAATGACAATCTCTTCAAGACCACGAAGTTGTTTTGCAGTTGGATCAAGAACAATCGAACCTGTACCAATCGTTAAGATACCAGTGACTCTGGCATCTCCAGTTACGACTAAATCTTCTCCATAAACTCCAGTATCTACACCAACATGAACTTTAGTTGAAGTTGAAACACCTGTTGCAAATACATCACCATCTTTACTTAGAGTAACTCCACTACCAACTAAAACTCCAGCTCTTGCGGTAATTATTCCAATAGAATCTACGTTAGTGACATCCTCATATGTTAAAACACCACCGATAGTTACGTTACCACTAAATGTCCCAGATGATGCAATGATAGATCCAACTGTGATATTTGGTGTTCCTGTTAGTCCTTGTGCATTAGTAGCGAGAGTAGATGTTGCAGCATTACCAGTAGTATCCTGATTAAGAGTTGGTATTCTTGCAGAGTTAATAGTTCCTGATGAAATATTTGATGCATTTAAGTTAGTTAAACTTGCACCAGATCCGTCAGATAGTAATAGTGTTCCCGCCGAGTTTGGTAATACAACTGTAGGATTACCAGAGAACTGTGCGTGTGGTGGTGCTTGTAATCTAAGATAATGTGCATTACTTACTTCACAATAAAAATCTAATCTTGCTGGTGTGCTATCAGTGCTTTTTAATTGAAGACGATTGGTGAATTGAGAATTACCTGATGATGTGATATCTCCTGTGACATCTCCTGTCAAATCTCCTGTGACATCACCTGTAACGTTACCTGTAAGTGGCCCTGAGAAAGCTGTCGCAGTGAGTGTTCCTCTTACTGTTCCTCCTGAAGGCGTATCAACTACATTTGAGTTTACCTGAATTGCATTTCCCATGTAACCATGAGAAGAACATTGATAATGTAAGACTGTTGGTGTTGTATCTGTGACTTCTAAATCAACATAACCAGATCCTACAGTAACTCCTGTTGTATATTGAGTTGTCTTTCCAGCATCATAGTAAAATCTAAATGGATGACCACTATTAGAACTGTCTGATACATCAAAACGATATGTTCTACCAGGCGTTAAAGTTAAAAATGGAGATTGAACATTATCTAAAACATATCCTTGACCACTCCCTGATCCATAATATCTGTGTTCTCCATCAACCTTACTTGCAACCTTAACTGTGATTGTTTTAGTTGATGCGTATGGAGCAATCAGATGACTGTATCCTGAGAACTGTGCAGCAGTTACAATACCAGTGTATGCGATATTTTCTGCACTGCCACCACTTGCATCAGCGCCTATAAATTTACCACTTGAAGAATCATATTTTAGAAACTTACCATCTACTTTTGCAGAATCTTCATCAACATCATCAAGTTTTAAAAGATTAACTTCACCAGATCCTGGCCCGTGTGAAAGAACCTTATATAAAATATCTCTTACTTGTTTGATTTCTCCTTTAAGATCATCAACACTTGTCTCATCTGAGTTTTTAATCTCTTCTTTAATATTTGTCTCTTCAATAAACTTAATTGCCTGTGCAACAGTATCACTTATCTCTGGTGTTTTGATTGGTTCTGGTTTGATTATATCTACTGCATCAACCTCAGTAAATTTAATATCTTCACCATTGTTCCAATCTTGAACCTGTAGAGGATCTTCCTCTTCTAATTTTGATATGTCAAAATCTTCAGGCACTCCAACAGTAACTGATGGTTCTGTGATATCCTTAACCTCTTTTGGTTTTTCAAGTGTATCAATTATTGAATCTAATTGTTCAATTAATTTTTTCTCTTTCTTCTTTTGTTTTTTGATATTTACTTTTGCTTCCTTAATTCCAGTGACGACAGACGAAGTTAAGACATCAAGATTGATGTCTGCTTCCTTGAGAAGATTATCAAACTCCTCTTTTTTTTCTTTCTTGGCCTTTCCGAGAAGACTAAAAAATTCTGATAGTTCTGGAGATTTCATTTATCATCTTTATTTTGATTCTTGATTAATTTTGATAACTCCGCTGTTGAACCCACAAATAATGCATTTGTAACATTAGTGGGCCCTTTGTTTGGATCTTGTTCAAGATCCTTCATCTTCTGTTGTAAGTCAATAAGTTTATCTGTTGTATCTGCAACTGCTTTGATTGTAGTTGCAGCGACTTCATATGCTCTTGCAGAATCAGACTCTTGTGCTAATTCTAATATACCATTGACCGCTTCCTGTCCTTTTTCAACGAGAGAATATAAATTTGCACGACTGTATTCATAGTCTTTTTCAGAATCATTTTGGTCACTCTTTTTAAGTTGATTCTTTTGAGGTTCAATCTTATCGTCTTCAACGACCTCTGTATCAACGTTAAGTGCTTCCTCGATAGAATCAAAATTTTTCATAACTCTCCTAGATGTCTATACCTTGTGAAGGACTGAACTCCTTACCATCACTAAAGAATGATGACATTTCATCAAATCCAAAATCATCACCAAACTCAATTGATGCATTATCAGTAGAACTGAGAACACCAATACTTGCATTGTGTTCGTGTTTTGCGGCAATCGTGTTATCATGAGCACGGAACACAGTTACATTCTGACCACTGATACTTCTAATCTTCATGATTTCAGTATCAATGATAATTCTTTGATTCGCAGCCAAATCAGTGGTTGCACTCACCTTGAAGGTTGTGACCTTCTCAGAGATTGCACCATCAAGAACAGTTGCTGTATCGTCATCATAATTTTGTTTAGCAAGCGGTGTTGCACTATATCTCTGAACTCTCTTCGCAGTCTTAATATTTGTACTACCATAGTAATCAACATCAACTTTCTTGATAAGACCTGCTGGATCATCTGCAACTGGCCCGAATAAATAAGTCTTTGCGGTAAATCCTAAAGTGTAAACTATTGTTCTACGAGTTTCAAAACTACCTTCATATTGATCACTTTGATTTATACTTTCTAAGACAATTGGTATATCTTTTTTCTCACCGATTGAATCAATCAAATTAATTGTAATATTAAATGATGGTTGAAAATAAGGAACAATTTGCTCTAGTATCTGTAATGCATCGTCACTTAACTTAGCCATAATACTGAGTTCAAATGAGACATTGTATGGAACAGGCATATAAACTTTCTTTGCAGTCGTTCCACCTTTTGCAAGAAAAGTTTGTGCGATTCCAGTCTTGCGAGTTGGATCATATTGTATTCCCTGCATCTCAAAAGATAATCTGGGAAGAGTTATTGCAATCTCTCTTTCTAATTCTGGTTGTTGTTGAATTCTTGCCAAGAATTTTTGCATTGGGCCATAGGCCAATGGCACTTTCATGA